AAAAGAAAAGAAAAAGGGGCCATTGCTGACCCCCTAAGATCGTTACTCTGCGACTGCGAGAACGAAACCAGCTTCAGGGCGATATACCTGAACACCGTACAGGCAATCAGCCGTGTACAGAGTTGAGAGGTACTCTTGCTTGTACTGGGTTTGTGAACGTACGGCCTGTTGCTCTGCCATGACAATAGCGTCACGGTGGAACAAAAGAGCAGCACGGGTATCAGCAGCTCCTGCAGTGTTGTCGCCAGCCGCTTCAATAGTTCGGCAGTTAGCTGAGACGTAAACGTCCACACCGTAGAGGTTACCAATAAGACCACTGTTGACTACCTGACCGTTTACAAAATCAGAAGACACATAACGATCAATGCCCATGATAGTGTTACGAACCGAAGGAGGAATGATTAACGAACGTCCGTCCATAGGTACGTTGTTGTCGTCCAGCTTCTGGATCATGTCACGGAAGAACGCATCAGTGAATACGTCTGCTGGGACAATAGTGTCGTCAGTGTACTGGGTAGTAGTACCGCCGTCGTTAAAGAAACAACCAGAGTGCTGGTAGTCAGTTTCTGCTGGGCTGAATACTACAGCACCACCGTCACCAAAGCCAGTACCGGCTGCGTGGAGGTCGTTGTCAATCTGTACAGCAAGAGCATAACCAGCATCTTCTGTATAGAACTGACGGAGGCTAGAAAGAGCCTGAACTTCCACGATGTCTTCAATCAAGCGTGAGTACTCAAAGTGACGGTCGATGTCTACAGTCAATTCGCCTTCAGTGTTTGCAATGATAGTAACTGCAGTGTCAGCAGCCTTAACATTTGCATCGCCACGTACGGGCTTAGGGATGTGAAGCTTGTCACCCTTTTTACCTGTCATGGCAAGCTTTTTAACAAGCGGAGCCATCTTCAGGTTCTTTTGGTAAGCCGCAATGATTTCATCACTCCAGATTTCTGGGATGAAAGTAGCCGCTTCAGTCTTCGCAGTATTACCCCCTGCGCCGGGATATGTAGCAGTAGCCATGTCAATCTCCTAGATTATTTGACTCGACCCTCCGCATAAGCTGCCATAATTTCGTTAGACATTGCTTGATAACGGTCAGGGTCGTTCTTCATTAGTTTAATAATGTCGGCCCTACGATATACTTTCCTACGTGTCCCTTCAGCACTGCCTCGTGCGTTGCCTGTGTTTGCTGCCTTCAGTTGTTGCTTACGTGCCTGTTTTTCAACTTGGGCAGTTTGCTGGGCTACTGTCTTCCGTTCTTTCCAGAGTGAGAAGAGTTCGTCAGCTGCGTCAGCGTCATACTGTTGGTCAGCTTGTACAAACAATTGAGTCCTAATCTTAGACGCTTTAATCCACTCTGCAAACTTAGGATCACCAAGGATCTGCTGCATGTCTGAATGTTTAGCTTGAAGCGTAGACAATGACGACTGTTTCTTGTACTGCGCCGTGTACTGCTCTGCTTCTCTAATCTTAGGATGATTCTCAATAGCACGGTTTACTGCACCTTGAGGATCTGTAAAGTAGTCTATATCGTCTTCAGGCTCAACGTGTTGCTGTTGAGGTGCTTGAGTAGGTGTCTGATTACTAATGTAATCGTCTACTACTTTACGAAGCTCTCCTACTTCAGAAGACTGACGACCTAAAAGCTTTTCAGCTTCTTGGTGCATCTGTACAACTTCTTCCATTGATTTACCTTGGTACTTCTCTGGAACTGTAGGTTGTTCTTGAGGTTGTTCAACTTCTTCTAGTTGAGTCTCTTCTGCTTCGTTTTCAATGGTGTCCACGTTGTCCTCTTCAGGCTGTGAATCAAGCATTGTTGCTCGTGACATAATTAAACCCCGTGATTATAATCATTATGGAGGTGTTCATTTTCTACCTGCTTTTTCGTGTTCTCGTACCCACTTCATGTGCCTACCGGGGAAGTCCCCAGTAGAACCATCAAGGTGAAAAGACGGGGCAGATACCATTTTTGTAGCGTTAGCGCCACAACCGCACCTACTGGTTGTAACACCACTCTTTACAAAATCTTCGAAGACGTGTCCGTTAGTGCAACGGAAGTCATATATTTTATACATCTACAGGGCCTTCTTCTTCAGCCTCTGCTTGGTCCCTAGCGGCTTCTATAGTAGCCTGTAGATTGATTACTGTTGCTAAAGCAGCTACTTGACCTTTACGAAAGAAGAGGTCTTCTTCGTTCTTTACAGTCTGTATATCTGCTAGTTGAGTTGCATTAGTAGAAAGCTCTTGGACGAGTTGTTTGAAACCTTCGCTATTGAAGAGTTCGTTGTAGTTATTAAAATAAGTTTCAAGCTCAGTTGTCATTAGTTTCTCTAAAGTTGTTAACTATAGTTTTATTATATCACACTTTTCTGTAAATGTCAAGCGTTTCTTGTAGTTTTCCTACGCTTGCCAGAAGCTGTGACTGCGTGTTTAATAGCCTTTGGTCCTGTCTTACGTGCAGCAGAAGACTTCTTTTCAGCTTTAGTCATCTTAGCTGCTACTGCCTTAGGTCTACAAGAGGGGTATGGACGCTCTTTCTTTTCCTTACCACTACGACCACAAGGTTTACCTGTTTTAACGTCTACCCATTCTTCATCAAACCATTTGGTAAGACCTTTCTTGGGACGTTTAGCACCTCCTGTAGAAACCTTTCTAGGCATACGTACCTCCACGTTTCTTATACTCTTTAGTCAGCCAGCCAGAAGCGTACGCAGAAGGCCATACGTCAAACTTACGTTTAGCTTCTGCCTTAACTCTAGCGTACAACGCTTTGTTGTTAGGAGTAGGCCCTGACTTCTTTGGCTTTGCTTTTGCTTTAGCCATTGTTACTTACCCTTTGGCTTTTTTACTTTTTTCTTTTTACCACCGTACGCATTTCCGTATCCCATAGTAATCTCCTTACTTTTTGTGGACCTTCTGAACTTCAAAGTTAGCTGACTTAGAAGCTCCTTTGTGTGGTTTGTAGCCGTCTATTGGGTCTTTCATTAGCTTATAGCTACTGCCTTTTTTCATCCAGTGATGGCCTTTGGGTGCACTAACTTTCATTTTTTAGGCATCCTAACTTCTTTACCGTCTTGATAATAGCGCATCCCACCTTCGTCTCCACGTACGTCAATGCTTTGGCTCATGTCAGCAATAGGAAGAGACTTTGCTCCTTTACCACCACCTAAGTCTACATTAGCAGCAGCGTAGCCCATACCAGCGCCTGTGGCTCCTGCTTTGCGTTGTCCTGATCTATATGTACGTTGTCCTTTAGTACCTTTTTCGGACTTGGCTTGACCCGGTGTTTTTTTAGTCTTCATGTCTTTCATGTGTTTACGGGCTTCGTCTACTGCTTTTTGCCCGTATTTTTTAACTGCTTTAGTTACGCCTTGACGTGAAATAAAGGCGGCTACTGCTGGTACTGCTGCTAGTGGTCCCGGCATTGTTATCTCCTTACCATTTCTTACATGACCAGTATCTAGCTGTTAGCTTACTGGGTGGGCTTGTGTCACACTTGTGACGTGCTCTGAACGACTTACGACGTGCAGGTTGGTCTTTCTTAATGCTCATGTTTTGATCGCCAAAACGTATGGTTTTAACTGTGTCACCTTCCTTGGCAACTACTACAAACTTCTTAGTAGCGTGACTAGGCGTTCGCTTTGGCTTGTTGTACCCGCTTACTCCCGCCCGTGCTAGTCTTGGGTCTGCTTTCTTTGACATTAGACAACTCCTCCACCTTGGTTTCCAGTCGGGCCAGTTGGTCCTCTAGGTCTTTGAGGCGCTGGAACGTCCCTTGGAACTCCCGGTTGACTCGCTGGAGTAGGGCTTTCAGTTCGTGGTCGGTCAACATTAGTTTTACCTTCTATTTGCTTGTTTTTAAGGAGAGTATCAGCAATCTTCATACGACGCTCAAACTCTTTGTCTTCTGCATCACCTTCACGTAAGTTACGGGTAATGGCGTTAATACGATCAATCTCAAGCTCCTGCGGAACTGCTTGGGCTTCTGCAGAAAGTTTAGTTGCTCTAGCTTGTGATTCCTGAGCCTGAGACGCTAACAACGCTGACTGTGACTGTTGGAATTGTACTTGCGCTTGCTGTGCTGCCTGAGCCATTTGTTGCTGCTGTGGGTTAGGCTGAGACGCTTGATTTAGAGCCGCTACTAGTTCTTCACGGTTAGACAAGTTCATGTTGTCAACCACCGACTGTATCAATGTGTTGTACAGGGGTGACTCCTTGCCCATAGTTTGTAACAATTGCACAAGCTGGGTTACTTCGTACTCTCTTGCAATAATACCCAAAGTACTACTAGCGTTAAATTTATAATCAGCAACGGGGTAATTTTCGGGGTCAAACTGCATGTACCTATAAGCTGCTTTCTTAACAAAAGGAATTAGGAAAGATTGTTGGAAGTTAATCAGTGTGCGTTTGTGGCGTTTAATAATAGCGCCAAGAGACATACTAATGCCAGCGGCAGTACTCTCGCCATTAACCTGACCTGCAATTCCTGCTGAGTCAACGGCTCCTGTTGCTTGCTGTACCATCTGCTGCAAGGCTCCGGCCTGAGCAAAAGTAATTTGACCCACTTGACCAAAGTTGAAAGGCTGTAGTACTTCACGAGGGTCTCCGTTAGTCAGTATCATCTTACCGGGGCGTACCTCTGGTTTAGCACCTCGTGGTAAGCGTGTAGCGTCAATAGCAAGCATTGGGTGTATCGTAAGGCTTAACGCATCAATACGAGCACGTAGTTCGGTGTCAAGTGCTTTCTGACTGTTGTAGCCTTTTTCACATACGCCACGACCCCAGAAGCGTCCGGGTACTACGTCCCAAGGGAACGCTACTACAGGACGGTCCTGCATCATGTAGGGGTTAGCTTCAGCCTTAAGTAGTATACCACCGTTAGCGATCACTACAACGGCCTCTACGTACTTTGACTCAGACTCTTGCTCTAGTACCTCTTCTTCGTCTTCGTCCCGCATAGCGGAATCTAGAAGCTCTCGTGGCACTAAACCATAGTACTTAGTCAACCTAACCTTGTCGTCGTTGTAGATTGTAATGTCTTGGTCAGGCTCAAGGTCCGTATCTGGTGCAGCAGAACCTACGTACACGTCACGGTAGACACCTTGCTCTTGTAGAAGCTCTACTTGGTGTTTACTAACAAACTCGTCTATAGCCACGCCTAGAGCGTCATCTACGGACGTAGCTACGGGGTCAATTAAGAAGTTCTGAGGCAGTACAGGCTTAAGCTTTACTTTGACACGTTCAGTAATGTTTACGCCAACAGCTTGCAAATCACCACCCATAATAGGTTGGGTTGCAGGGGCCATCTCCTTCATTTCTTCAATGATTATTTCACCAACGCCTGTACCAAAGACTGCAGAGTTAATCAAGCACTCTGCTACAGCCTTACGTACCATACAGTCTTCAAAGTCTTCCGTAAGCTTGTTACGTAGGAACTGTACGTCTTGGGGTTGTGTGTCACCCATGTTGTCACTAACGTCAAACCACTTGCCACGACCAAACGTCGCTTCCTCTAGTTCCGCTACATTGGACTCAACAGCCTGTTGTAATGCAGGAGAAATAATACGGGAGCGCTCAGACTTACGGTCACTGTCAGCAGGATCCCATATACCACGCCAGAGTCTATAATATTCTTCAAATCTTGCTTCATAATTGCTTTCGTAGTAATCTCTCCAGTCCTCGCACTTAGTTATGACCCAGTCTTCAATCGTTTCTTCAATCATCAGTGGGTCTTGTTCATATAAATCAGTCATATTAGTATCCCGCTACTACGTCTAAGATTTCGTGGTTTTCGATTTCATAATCGTAGTCGTAAGCCACATTAGCTAACTGGTCGATGTACGCCAAGGCGTCAATCAAGTCGTCATGGGTTAATGGATCAGGGAACTGAAACAGTTGGTCTAAGAATCTACTATTCCACTCCCCTTTGTTTAATGTAATGTAGCCGTTTTCAAACCTGCCCTGTAACGCCCACATAACCCTGTCAGTTTTCTTTCTGTTACCGTGTGTTAACTCTTCTACTCTAAAGAACGTACCGTACTTCTTTTGTAGGTCCGTAAGAGGGGACATTACAGCTTGTTTAGCAATACCTCTTTCGATACCAACTGATACGGGACGATAGTCTCTAACGGCCTGAAATATTTTGGTTGCCGTTTCGTTAAGGCTCCAGCGTCCGTAGATAATATTATCAACAAACCAACCATGCTCACTAACTTTGACGACAGCAATGGCTGTTTCATCAAGTTTGCTATTCTTTGTTCGTTTCTTGTTGACTTCTTCAAAACCAGCCAAGTCAACTGCAATGTAGTAATCCCCTACTTCTGGTTCGTCTTCGCTGAACTTAACCCAGTCTTCCTTAAACATTTCTGACCCACGAGCTTCAAACGACGCCATAAACTCTTGACGGAACGCATAAGAAGACATAGACCTTTTAGCAATATTGATTTCGTCCGGGTCCAAGATAGGGTTATCGTAAGACGTAAAGTGCCAAGCTTTGTACGTAGGGTCATCATCTAACTCCGCATATTTGTACAATTCATAAAAGTGGTTACGGCCCATTGGTGTTCCAATGAACATCGCACAGCCCTTTTGGTCAGCCAAAGCAGGTCTCAAGATCTGCTCAAATACCTCTGGCTTCATGTCGGCGTATTCGTCCATTACCAAGAACTTAAGGCTAACACCTCGCATTGTCTCTGGTCTGTCAGCACCTTTGAGACTAATGGTTGCTCCGTTGAC